AATTCCATTAAGATAAGGAAGTATAATTTTTAATGTTGGTAAAAATAAATTACCTACTGCTCTTTGTAATCTTTCCCATTGCTCATTTAAGATACGAGTTTGGTTAGCAGGTTGTTCAATCGTCTTTGCCATATCTCCAACACTTGCTCTTAATTGTTGAGTTAAAGATATAATTATTACTAATCTTTTTTCGGCATAAGATAAATTTGTTATACTTTGTTCTATTCCTAAATTATTTAAAGTTTGTTGTAAAGTTGCTTGTGTTATATCTGCACCTGTTGCCCCTCTTATTGGTTTTGTTTGCCCTGCTAAAGCACTTTGTAATACACTACTACCTCTATCAACATCAAGGTTATATAATGAAGAAATATCTAATGACATTTGTGTCATTAATTGAGATAATTTAGTTCCCTCCTCTGTTGATAATTGCATAGCATTAGATAATTGTTTAAAAATACCAACAGTTCTTGTCAACCAATCTTCATCTAACCCATACATTTCGGTCATTTTGTTTACAAATTGTTCTGCACTTTTATATGTATAATCAAATGCTACTTGAAATAAGTTTATATCTTCTCCGTAATCTGCACTTTTTTTAGTTAAACTAGACATAATTTTAAAAATTCTTTGTAAACCTCTTGCAAATTCCCTTAAAGTAGTGTAATTAAACGCAACTCCTATTCTTTTACCTAACAAATCAATATCTTTGGTTGAATTTTTTGTTGTTTTTTGAATACCACTTAATACTTGTTGAAATTTAGTTGCACTATTTTTTTCTCCACCTAAAATACCATTAAATAATCTTTTAGTATTTAATATATTTTTATTAATATGAAGTAACATAGTATTTGTTTTATCTAATTGTTTTGTATAATCATTTCCACCAATTTGAAAATCTTTAGGAAAAGTTTTTATGACATTTTTGATACTTTCAAGTCTTTTTTCATAATTTTGTAAATCACTTAAACCATTTACTACATTATTAAATTCTAATGCAACTTTTTCATTTTCCATATACTCACTCTCCTTTCTTTTTTAAATTGTCTAAATATCGTTGTTTCATTGTTCCAAAATAAATAAAATCTTTTCTAAATTGTTCACAACTTATTTGTTTTTTCCTTTCAAGTTCTTCTTGTTGTTTATCTTTTTCAAGTTCCATATATGGTTTTTTAGGGTAAGTATCAATTTTAGTATTATCTTTTCTTCCTTTAAACATACTTGCAATTATATTAGATATATGTTGTTTTAAAGAAGAAAATAATTTTCCGTTTCCATCATGTATGTATAGTCCCTGTAACCAACATTTGTAATCAAGTTCTTCCATTTCTCTTTTCTTTTTATTAATAAAAGAAATACGATATGAGTTGAATAATTGTGGGTCATCTTTCCAAAATTGTTCTGCACTCATACCGTATTCGATTGCTTGTGGAAAAAGATAATTACAATAATATTCATAATAAGAATTATTATATTTACTAAATATATCTTCTTCTTTATTATCTAGTTGGTTAGGGACTTCAAGTTTTTTTGTTGCTCGTTATATTCTTGTCTAACCTCAACACTTTTATTTAAAAACTCTCCTAATTTTTTTCCTAACCATTCTGCTTTTTCTTCATTTTCAAGATATGGTTTTAATATTTCACTTACCTGTGATAAAGTTAATTTATGATTAGGGTATAACCAAATGAAAAATGCTCTTGTTGTTATTTTTTTTAATGTATTTTCTTTAAGTTTTACTTCTTTTTCAAGTTCTTCATCAGTTAAAACATTTTCAAAAGGGTCATAATCATCACTTAATTCTTCATCATCAAGATAATCATATAAACCTCTATTAAGAATTTCCATTGATTTTGCTATGTTGCAAATTTTATCTATTTGTATAAAACTATCTCTATTTAGTTCAACGGTGTATTCAACACCATTTAATTCAATTATTTCATTTCTTTTCATTATATTTTTCCACCTATTTCCTTTATTTTATTATTTTACAATTACTAAAATTGTTCTTTTAAATGTTGCATAATCTTCTTTTGCAACAGTTATTGTTACAATAGTTGAACCCTCTGCAACACCTGTAATTGTTAAGTTTCCTTTATTTGCTCCTGTTCCCATTACTGCAGTTGCAGTATCACTTGAACCACTTGCAACAGTTATAGTTGCGTCAGTAGGGTTAGTTGTAATTCCTATAACTTTTGTTTTAACTTCTGCAGTATGGTCAATTTCAATTACTTCAGGAATTGAATTTACTATTAATGCAGTATCTTCAATTAGACCATAACAATTTTCAACATATTCGTCTTTTGAATTTGGAGTAATTGTTAATTGTCCTTGTTCAAGATTTCCAACATCAGTATTATTTGCCATGTAAGTTACAGTTCCACTATATTTGAAACCTGTAAAATCAGGTAATAATCTTAAAAATTCATGTGGTTCTCCTTTGATTTCTTCTAGTATAGAAATATTATCTCTATGTAAGAAGAATGGAAGTGTTTTTTGTGGGTTTTCACTTCTTCCCTCAACAGAAGTTGCTTGTGCGTTACCAATAGCAGTTTTATCTAATTGAGCAGGTGTTGAACCATTTTCTCCTGTTCCCTCAACAGGTAGTAATATAGAATATTTACCACTTGCTTTTTTCATTAATAAAGCACTACCTCTATGTTCACTTAATGCTCTATCTTCAATACTATTTATCATACATTCATCTCCTTATTATATTTCCTCTAACATTACCTATTAAGCATTGATATTGTGAAGTATGCCTTAATACTTCTTTATCAAAATTCATAGTAGGTCTTGATAAAGTCCTTTTCATATTTAATTCATTAAAGAATTGATTTGTTAATTTAACCAATTCATTTATTATTATTTGTGAAGCAACTACTACATTATCTTCTAATTTTTTATTTTTAGCATAAATATTAACACTAAAGTAAAACTCCTCATAATATTCAATTTTGTCATTAGTGCAAAAGTTTGTATCTTTATTATCACTTAATGTTAAAACTACAAGAGGGAAATAGGGGGAGGTATTAGTGTTATATTTAACAATATGTGGTTCATAATGTGAGTTTTCAAGAATAAATTTTTTATATCTATCAAAAATTTCTTCGTATTTATCAACCATATTCTAATACCTCCTAACTTTTAAAGTATTCCCTAACCCAATTTGGTAATTGTTTTTGTATTTCAATAGCAGTAAATCTATATATTTCAAAACCCTCATAACCTTGTGTAAATTCATATTCATCATTTCCTATTGGATAGTGCCAACCGTCAACATGATTATTAACATTATATTCCCACGCATTAGGGTTATCGGTAAAATATTCTCCTATAATACCTACTCCATATTCAAATGCAAGTGCTATATTAAACTCTCCATTAGGGTAATTTTCAGGGTGTTTGGTATTTGCAGGAATAGTAGTATCATTATATAAAATAAAACCATTATTTGTTTCTTCTATTTTGTGATTTGAAAGATACAAACCAATACTATCTGCATTTGTTGTATCTCCTATTCGTTGCAAAGTTATTTCTTTTACTGTTTTTAAACATTTATCTTGAATAAATGCTTGAAAGTTTTTATCTTTTACCATACTTTGTAATTTTTTTACATAATCTATTTGTTTTTGTAATCTTTCAAGACCATTAACTTTTAAATCGAATTTCATTATTCATCAAATTTATTTATGTTAAACTTAAAATTATTTTTTTTTATTGCTTCTTGTTGTTTTTGTTCTTTTTTTTCTTCATAAAGTTCAAATCGTCCTGTTCCAATGTAATCACTTGCTAAAGATTTGTTTACTTCTTCAATAGCACCTGTTTTTACATTTTTAATCTTCACTTTTTCCATCTTTATACCTCCTTTGTTTCAATTTCTTCAAGTATAACCATGATTTTTACATTTTGTTCTCTAACTGCCTTTATAACATAATTTGCATTTTCTCCATATACTTTTTCTCCTTTTGGAGTAGCACCATATAAATATGCTAAATCGAATTGTTTAAATTTTCCTCTATCAGTATAATCTACTAATAATTGAACAACATTTCTATTTGTTTCTCCATAGATACTCATATATGATTGTAAGTTTCTCCATGTTAGAGGTTGATAGTTTTTCATACCATAATAAAATGGTTTATCATATTTTACTATTTCATTATTATAATCATCATATTCAACCCCTATTTTTGGGGCAATATAAATATCTTTATTTCTATTAGTAAAAGTGTCAAATGATACATTAAACATTACAACCACACCCACAATTACAAGAATTTTCTTCATCTGTTTCAGGTATTATATAACCTACGATTGGTTCTATTTCGCTTTCTAATTCGTGAGTTATATACGAACTGTCCCTAGTCCATGCCAACCCATTTTCGCTATATGATTTTATACCTTGTGTTCCAATATTTCTATATAATTCCTCACAACATCTTAATTGCCAATTATAATATTTTTTAGGCAATTCCATACTCGAATAATCTTGATAAGGAAATCTTAAAGAAAGTGCAAGAAATTTACTATCTTCTAACAAACGATTTAAAACATTTTCATAGGTAATATAATCTTTAAAAACATTTTGGTTATATATAATTCGTTGCTTTAATAATTCAATTTGATTTGCACTTTCCATAATCTATCTCTCCTTTATTATCCTCTTGAAATAATACGAGCAAGAGGTATTAATTTATCGTCAACATAAACTTTTTTGTTTCCTGTTTGACCATTGTTTACTAATTCCCAATTTGAACCTGTTTCAAAATCTGAATTTTCAGGGGAAATTTTACTTGTATTAGTATAAGAAATTAAAGTAGGAACAATCATTTCTCTTATTCTTGAAATAAGTTCAGTTCTACCACCTTTTAATTTTGCGTCCCTTACTAATTCAACAGGTGTTACAACTCCTAAATCTTCATATTCAAAGAAATTCTTTTGGAATACATAAGTTGTATAAGCAGTATAACCATCTCCTGCACCCTCGCTAGTTTCTTCAACTTCTTCAACAGGCATATCATCATCAACTATTACTAGACG